TATTGCCCCTTTCAAACTTCTCATGTTCAACCTGATAGTCGGCTAGTCTAGCCAAAATGTCATCATGTGCGCTCATTTGTTTTCTCCTTTTAATATTTCGCTTCTTTAGTATGTTTACGATAATCAGTATTCATACGCAACCACTCTTCACCCTTGCCTTCAAGGATATCACATATTCTATCTATCGTCTTATCAGTCCAGTCACTAATTTTACCCATCTTAGGATGTGGCGCCGATAGTAGTCCATATAATTTGTTAAGTGCATCTTCAATAGACCAAGGAACATACAATCGTGTATGATCATTAGCAAATGTTTCTGGGAAACTACGATATGCCGGATACAATACATTACATCCTAAACTATCTGCTTCACTAACAGTATTGCTAACCCAATCTTGTAACGCACAGTTAAACAATACACGGCTATCATTTAACAACTCATAATATGTGTTTTTGTCAAGGTCACTATAAATTTTAAGTTTGCCTTGATCCTGCATACGACATGTGCGTTCCATATATGAATTATTATTAGTACGTAACTTTGCGCCACTTAGTAATGCAAATTCAATTTTATTGTCATATCTTTCGTGATATGCATCGATTAAATCCATATAAAAATCAGGCTGCTTTTCTTGATCCCAACGTGCTGCAAAGACTACACGCATACTACGATTTTCAAATTCTTTAATAAACGGCACACGACCTTGAACTTCATTTTTACCAAATGCTAAGCCACTAATATTATAGATAGGAGCCTTCCAGCCTGCGACCTTCATATGCATGACCATTTCTTCATTACTCGCTAACACACCATCAGCGATTTCATTTACCATTTCTTCATACTTTCGCATGAAACCCTGCATATCCCAAACATGTAGGAAATCGTCTGGATCAATAGTTTGTGCTAGGCAGCGAACAAATATTTTAGGTCTATATTCTTTTGGTACTTGTTTACGTATATACTCTAAACTATCTATGCCACTAGTATACATATCCTCAAAGTAAATAATATCTTCGCTAGTAATTTCACCTTGCTTCATTAGTTTTACAAGATTGGCCATTTGTGTAAGACTATAATATGTGCGTCCATGTGCGTCTAGTACTTGACCAGTAACAATTGCTTGGTCACTGGCTAGCGTAGTACCTGGTACAATACTATAATCAATACCGCGTGTTTTGAAAACTATTTCATTCCAATCCTGTAATTGTAAAGTATAACGTGCCTTATAAGGCTCAAGTCCCATGTAATATAATTTTCTCATACTGCCTCAAACAATACTATTTTACAGTTCTGCCTGTTTACCATCGACTTCCCACATGTCCTTTGGCTCTTTGCCTTGCAAGAACTTGCTATATTGTCTATAAGAAAACACACGATCCTTATAAAGATCGGCTTCATCAAACTTATAGCCGTATGAACGACAAAAATTACGATAACCTTCTAGGTCATCGAAAATTTTATTAACTACATTTGATTTATTAATTCTTGACATATATTCATCTCCTTAAATTACTACATTAAGATTTGGTTTTGTAGTGTTATAACGTATCGTGGCACCGTTCTCACCATCTTCGCTGACAGTAATCTCAATGTCACGGCCTGGGTAACGACTAGCAATAACTTCATAGAGGTCATCACTAATCATCTCACAACTCTTGTAGTTTAATTCAAGTTTGCCTTGATATAGACTTTCTAACCAACGCTTAAACTGAATAAACTCAATATCCCTATTGTTGTGAAATACTTCAATACTAATATTGAAATGAAAAATATGTCTGTGTTCATTTGCTAAAAAGGCAACATCTGCAAGATTAGGTTCCGTAGCAGCCGCTGGGAACTTATGAATTCCTTCACGTTGAAATGTAACCCATATAAAACTCTTAGCACCATCACGAATACGCTGCCGTTTTTCTCGCTGTGCTAGCAGATAATTATCGGTACTTTCGTTCATCGGTCTTCCTCTAATTCTATACGCTCGTAATTTTCTTCCCATTCAAGACGCTTAAGTTTTTTAATATCTTGTTGAATTTGTAATGTCTTATTATTAGAATCCTTTTTATAAGGACTACTTGAAAGTTGCTTTAACTTTTCTTCTAAAATTCTAATTTGTTGTGTATAGGCCATATTAATTCTCCAAAACTTCATTTATAGCTTCGTCACTATCTTGAATTGTTTCTTCAATTTCCTCGTCTTTTTTTACCTCAACTTCAAATAATTGATCAAACATTGTCATAGCATTTATTGTACGTTTACCACTTATGCCTTGACTACCACTTTGCATTTGCATCCAATATCTACTATAATATTCTATTAAATCTAAACTATTTTGACAATCTTTCTGGCTAAATATCATATCAACAATAGTACCAAATGTTGTAAAGTCACTAGTACTTGAATTAATTACCATTTTAGGAATAATGCCTTTTTCATATTGACGATTGGCTTCTTGTACCGCAGTAATATGTTGATAAACATTATGTGCTTGGAGTAATGTGTAACTCAAAGTATCCCAACTTGTTTTGGTTTCTTTTCCCTGATTATTGATAAATCCTTGACCACGATAACAAAGGTCCTTTAGTGTCATACGGTCTGTAATTGGACTATCCATGAACACATCATGTATACCTTCAGCCAAAACTGCATCACTAAACTTGCGTGTATCGTTGGCATAGTTTTTATTTTCAGCAGTTTTTTCCATGCTATATGACCACTTTTTATTGTGTTCAATATTAGTATTAAAATATGCTAGACCCTTTGCTGCACCATAGAATGGACTAGCACAATCAAATGTAATCATAAAGTTTGGATTGTGATATTTGCGTATTGCTTTTTGAATATCAGTAAACAATACAGCGTATTCCATAATGCTTGTACCAAGACAGTGTAATAAATCATGTTTACCTGGAATTAATAATCCGTCATGTATGATATGTACAAGGCGTTTTAGCATTAGTTCAATATCAATTTTATTCTGACCACCAAATGCCCAGCCATTGAAATGATTATCTGGATAGATGTTTGGGTCACAATACTTTTTCATCTCACTATACCAGTCATCACTTTGCTTGTGATTTCTGCCCTGCATGACATTCAAGAACTTACAGTTACCATTTCTATTTTTGATAAAGTATTCGTTGTTGATATGTGTGGCAGCAATAGCATCCTCAATAGTTTTGATTCCATGAGCAGATTTACCTGTACCTTTGATAGGTTTCTTAGTTTTAGGATCCTTCTTACAAGTTTTAGGATCTTCAATATCATATGTAGTTATAGATTGAGAAGGAATATCAAGACACATACCATAGTCCATATATGTATCCATCCACTTGAGAACTTGCTGACGCTTTTCCATAGCACGTGGGCAATTAGGATCTTTCCAGTCTGCTGGCCACTGACACTTTAGAATCTGGAATCCACCTGAGTCACCTAGCATGAACGTACCCTTCTCGCGTTTGCGAATGATACTTTCACTATGATCATCTACAGTAGTATCTAGATTAGCGTGTCCTGCACTATACAATCCCCATTGATATGTGTATAAGCCCTGTTTGCTATTTAAAAAGTTTAGACATTCAACATCACCATTGAAGCCAGCAGGGATACGTTCAACAGGAAAGTAATTCTCACCCTCACGCTGTTTGCCAAGGCCACTGATAAAGAACGAACTAACTGCTGGCAAAAATAATGCCCAGTCTTTATTTTGTTTATCGGAAAGATTTATTTTATCCATTAGTAAAGTTCTTCCCAATTTTAAATCTTTGTCATATTTTAATTGCTCGTAATTGTGATTGTGTAGATGCAGCCCCCATACCTATATCACAAATTAGTTTATAATCTTCACTATAATAATCTTTTATTGGTTGTAAATATTTTGGATTTTTATTTAAGTATTCTCGTAATGCTGTCTTTAATTTAAATTTAGCAGGATCATTATTAGATATATTAATATTATTAACGTCAATATAGTTGCTTATACCTTCATTTTTCATAATATGAAGTTTTAATAACATTGATAAGTTTTTATTAAATGGGAAGAAAACCATATCGTTTGTATGCAAGCCTCTAAGAAAATTAATTTGTAATTCTGTATGCTGATCAAATTGTATGTGATTACAAATGAATTGTAATATTTTATCATTTGTATAGTTTAAATAATCATGGTTTGTAATATATTGTGCTACCCCTGCCAGCCATCTTTCAAATGGATCACGTAATATTATATAATACTGACTTCTAGGATGAGATTTATAGTCATATTCTTTTACCCAATTTAAATTTTTTGCTAATATCTCACGCATAAAAGAACTAGCATTTTTCGGTATAGGAATGTATCCAATATTACTAGACGGACTACTAATATAGTGTCCATAGTTGTTAGTATCAGATATAAACATTAGGGATCTATTCTTTCTTGTACTAATTTACAAATTATATCAAATTTTTCTTTAGCATCTTTAACAGCCGGATATTCACTTATAAGCTTTTCTAATTTGCGCTCATATATCATTTTCTTTTTAGCCCATTCAATAACATCTACCAATTCATCATCATTACGTAATTCGATTTCAGGATTGATGCGATACCAATTACCACTATTATTATCACACACTTCAAATTCTTTAGTATTACCGTTCCAACGAACTTGTCCGCTTTGTGCTGGTAGTAGATAACCTCTATCTATTTGCCAGACTATTGGATGCACGTGTGATGTAATTTTAATCACTTACTTAAGCCGGGCAGAATATAACGATATACAGCGATGCCACTGTCTACTGTAATTTCACTTGCCCCTGCATCACTTATTTTCACAGATTTAATGCCGGCAAGATCCATAATAGATAAGAAAACCTTTACTGGCCACTTCCAACCACGATGTAGTGTACCACCGACATCATGTTGAAATACAAAATTGCCACTATGTGTACTATGATCGCCAAAATAAACTTTCAAATCCTTACCCTCAGTTTTCATAACAAAATGCTGTTCTTCATTATTGGCTAAACTCTGCTTTTTTAATCGTTGAATACCAGCAATAGTAGGTTCAAATTCGATATCCCACTTGGGAGTTTTAAACTTAACATTCTGTACTTTTTCTTCAACTATTGCCTTACTCATCAAACGATAATCGTTGACGAAATCACCAGCCTTAGTTTCAAAATGTATTGACGCAGGAGCGACTGCACCCTCTCTTTTAACAGAATCTACAGTAATCTTAGCATGTTCATCATAATCATCAAAGCCAAGAATAGTTTGTAGTTTGCCTAAATTAGGCATACCAAAAGTACCAATAAATTCTGCTACTGGTTGATGCATTACTCCTTCTACTACTACAGTACGATCTTCTGATAATGCTGAAATTTTTGTATCTGTATCTGTGCCTATGACTTTAATAAGGTCTATAACACCCAGTCCATGTGTATATTTGATTAAATCTTGTAAATTGTCTTTCATGTTTGCCTCTTGTAATATTTAGGAAAGCCTATAGTGTATAATATTGGATTTTTTTACGCTAGTCAAGTTTTTATTAACCAAATGTAAATAAATCATCAAAAGTACTATTAGTATCTGTGTTTGATTTAAGATCCCATTTTAGCACTCCCAATAGATTTTCTACTTTCTTATCAACTAATGTTGCTTCCATAGCACTATCATCAAATGGAAGTTCAGTAAACCATCTAGGAAGTCTAAGTTCATCTACAGGATATGCAACACTAGTAAATTTTAATGGATTTGGTTTTAATTTGCATACAATAACTTTCATGCCATCAACCATCTTCATACTATAATTGTCAGAATTTACTCGACGTAAATAGTTCCAATTCAATGCAGCACGAACATGTCCAGGCATATTTGCTTTGCCAGTTTTACTATTTGCTTCAAGGTCTCCATACATAGTTAAATTATTAACTGATTTAGGACTGCCCTTAGTCCAACTATCTTGGTCGCCCAATTGTATTTTAAATTGTTTGATACGCTCAATAACATCTTCTCTCGTTTTACCATGTAATACCATTTCTAGCACTTCAAATAAAAAGTCTTGTACATAGCGTGGAGTATCAGCACGTTTCAAGTCAAGACCCATTGCCTTAATCTTACCTAATTTTCCATCATTATCTAATCGCTTACCTTCTTTATCAAAAATATTTACAGCATAACGCTTCTTGGTTATGAACAGTGTGCGATCACCGATTAATTCACGACCAGCATTAATTACACACATCTTGCGTGGAACATGAAACGCACGTTCACAAAAACTAGGGAAGGTTTCATTTGCTTGCTCACTAATATTATCATAGAGTTGCACACAGAGTTCTTTACTCCAAGTCATTTCGCCACGAACTACTTGTTCTTGTAGTAAGGGCCAAGCACTAAAATAACAACTATCAGTATCACCATATACAATAGCATCGCCATAATAATCATATTTGCCAGTAATAACTTCATTGATTTGCGCACTCATATGCTTGACAATCTGACGACCACTAAGTGTGACACTTTGTCCTATACGCTTATCATAGAAACGGCAATGCTCGTTCAATAGTGCGCCATAAGCACTATTCAGTAAAATCTTACGCACTAACTGACGCTTATCCCAATATTCTACGTCAGCCTTTGTAGCACTTTCTTTAAGTTTCTTTTGCATCACTTTACGATCACTATACCATCGTGATAATAAACCAGGAATCACACCTTCACTGTCACTACGAAAGATCGTACCATTAGCACTTAAAATATATGGCTTATTGCTATCAAAGATTAATTTCCAGACTTCGGCAGCACTCATTTCAATACTTTCGCCACTCTCAAAATCAATAGTAAGCATAGTACCACGTTCTTGATTCATTATGGCTTCATATTCAAGTGTACCAAACATACCTTCCCACAATAACGAACTCATTTCTACTTCATCATCTTCGTTATATCGTGCCTTTTCACTAGCAAGTTTCCGAGCCTTTTCCTTTAAATGTTGTTCGGTTAATGACTGTCGCACTTGTCCAACGATTGTTTCAGGAGCCATATTAAGTGTGCGGATAGCACTGGGATATAGACTGTTGATATCAACTGCTCCTACCCATTCATGTATACCTTTCTTTGGTATAGCGACATATGCGCCAGCGGCAGTAATATCACCATCGCTTATATTTTTCTTTTTGTCAGGAACCATGAGACCTCGCTCATGCGCTTCATTCATAACAGCCATTTCAATCATAGCAACCGAACCCATTACAGTTGGCAGTAATACAGTATTTTCATGTGCTAGTGCATTGGCAAGATCAAGAAACTTTAATTTGTTGTGTATCTTTACAAGCAACATTGTGTCTTGACGATTATATTCAAGAAATTTTTTGAAATCTTTATTATAGAGTTGGTCAAGTGTACTTTCATACTGTGTTTTACGTTCGCCAACTTCCATTTCTCCAATTGCATCAAGACTATAACTGTGGCGGCTTTCATAGTTGTACTTTTTATACAACTGTAGATAGTCCATATGAACACGACCAACAAGATCATAAGTAGTTTCGGTTTTACCATAGCGTTCATACTCGCGTGGTTTAGGCGTCTGGCCCAGCAAACAAAATTTGCGTGTATCGTCTTTACTCATAACTCTAGTGACACGATTGACCATATAAGGTATATCGTATCCTTCTGAGTTCCAGCCAGTAAGAATATCTGCGTCTTTGATTAGTTCAAAGAATGTCTCAAACATTTCTACTTCATTACGAAATAGTATTGTGTTTGACAAATCTTTAGCGAAATCTTGAGCCGTCTCGTCACTCATGTGCTTAGGATGAACTGCTAAGGTCACAAGTGTGTCTTGCCAATCTAAGTACATTGAGATAGCCGTAACTGCATTGAACGGGTCACTAGTGGGGCTAAAACCCTTCTCCGGGTCAAAGTCTACCTCAATGTCAAAGAATACTGTATGGAGTTTTGGAGGCTCACTACCCAAGTAGTTTTCACTAAGGCATCTGAATATCGGGTTTATATCAGATTCATAAAGTTTCTTATTGCTATGTATTCGTTTTTCCTTTTCAAATTCACTGCGTTTACGTGTACTGAAACGCGATAATGCATTTCCATAGATACTGCGGTACTTACCTTTGGGATCGGTATAATAGAAAGTATAGTTGGCAGGAAATTCATTGTATGTGCGCTTGCCGTCAGGCTGTCGCTCTACAACAAATATCCTATCCTTATCTTTATCGTGAATTGCGTCAACGTAACTCATTATAGAGTTTTACCAACAGTCTCCAAAATAGTATTCAGTTCTTCGTTTTCTTTGTTAGTCTCACCTAAACGTGACTTATGTGCTACTCTAATTGCTTTCTTAAGGATACTGGGCTTGATTTCAAGTTCTTCTGCTATAGCCTTGATAGTATCTGTTAATCCTTCTTGTAATGTTTCAATTTCGTGAGTTACAGCAAGACCTTCATTAATCAGTTGCGTAAGTTTAAGTTTTGCTTCGTTATTAAATGTGCGTGACATAAAATCTCCTATGTGAATTAGTTATTATACGTATTATTGTAAAAAAGTCAAACACTTTGTGTAGAGAAATTTGCTGATTGGGTATATGCCCAATAAATAAATTACTTAAGGCACATATAGGCTCAACAATGGACACACGATATAAAGAGTTGGAAACACTCATTAGTAAATTTGTACGCACACTACCTGATAACATAGAATACGAAAAAAGGCTT